TAATGAAATATAAAAACAACCAAGATGATTATATCTTCACGAAGATCATTGACGATGAAGATATGAACACAAGAATAGTCAACCGTATCGCTGATGCGGGAGATCAAGTGTATCGTATTACCAATGTAAAGGCGGATACGACTCTTGGTCATTATCACACGTTATATCCTGAGTTTAGAAAACTAGCAGACATCATTGAGGATTTCTGTAGGGAATCATCCATAGAGATGAATATGGATTTTGAGAATCACCGTCACCGTGTAAGTATGCCTGCATGGAAGGAAGGATATATAGATTCTCTCATAGTAAATAATATGTGGGGAATACGTGCAGAGAGTGGAGAAATCACACAACCTCATAACCACTGGCCATCAACATGGGCATTCTGTTATTATATCGATCCACCCCAAGGATGTTCTAATCTAGTATTCCCGACTATCGAAACAGAAGTTGAAATTGAGAATGGTAAATTGGTTATCTTCCAAGGACACCTCATACATGAAGCAGTCCAGAAAGAATTTGAAGGTGACCGTTTCAGTGTTGCCGGAACTGTGGTATTCAGCGGGGGCGGATACTAAAGCTTATTATAAAGGACAAAACATATAATGTCAAGTGAAAAAATAAATAAAATTGGATTTACCTGTTCCGCATTTGATCTGTTCCATGCGGGTCACGTGAAGATGTTGGAGGAAGCGAGGACAGTCTGTGACCATCTGATAGTAGGATTGCAGACTGACCCTACCATAGACAGACCAGAAAAGAACAAACCCATTCAATCGGTAACCGAAAGGTACATACAGGTAGACGCCTGTAAGTGGGTAGATCAGATCATTCCGTATGAGACAGAAGAAGACTTACTGGACTTGATGCAACTACTTGACTTTGATGTTCGTATCATTGGAGAGGAGTATAGGGAAAAAGATTTCACTGGAAAGGATTATTGTCTTGACAATTATATCCAAGTGTACTATAATGGCAGACATCATAAATTTGCAAGTAGTGAACTAAGGAAAAAACTAGGAATTAAATAATGCAACCACAAACTAAAGTAAAGGTAAAACCAAAAGACAAACCGCATTACGTAAACAATGCACAATTCTCTCAGGCGGTGGTAGATTATGTTACTGATCTAAATGAGGCACGTACTGCGTGTGTTGTCCTACCCAAAGTACCCGACTATATTGCAATGTGTTTCCTCAAGATATGCGAGGGTCTATCCCACAAGTCTAACTTTGTGCGTTACACCTATCGTGAGGAGATGGTGATGGATGCGGTGGAGAACTGTCTCAAGGCGATTGAGAACTATAACCTAGAGGCGGCAACTCGTACTGGTAAACCAAATGCCTTTGCCTACTTCACACAGATTTCATGGTTCGCATTCCTACGTAGGATTGAGAAGGAGAAGAAACAACAAGACATCAAGATGCGTTACATGGAGCAGTCTGGTATTGAGGCATTCCTAGACAATGAATTAGGTGATGATCAGTCACAACAATATGCTAATGCGTATGTTGATGGACTGCGTATGCGTATTGATGAAGTAAAAGAGAAAGACTCAGTATGGAAAGAGATTGTTAAGAAGGAACGTAAGAGACGTACTGTTAAGGTCGATTCTGATCTGACAGATTTTATAATTGAAGAATGAGGTAAGATGTGAAGATCGCTATACTAAATGACACCCATGCGGGATGTCGAAACTCATCTGACATTTTTATGGATTACCAAGAAAGGTTCTATAGGGATGTCTTTTTTCCGTACTTGATTGAGAACGGTATCAAACAGATTATCCATTTGGGTGATTATTATGATAACCGTAAGACCATCAACTTCAAGGCACTGCAACACAACCGTAAGATATTCCTTGAACCTATGCGGGAACATGGTATCACTATGGATATCATCCCTGGCAACCATGATGTGTACTACAAGAACACCAATGAACTGAACGCACTGAAGGAACTCCAAGGTCACTACATGAATGAAGTGAATCTTATTATGGAACCAACAGTGATGAACTATGACGGTACTGAGGTTGCACTAGTCCCTTGGATCAATCCACAGAACGAGAAAACAACACTGGAGTTTCTAAATAACACCACTGCGTCTATTGTAGGGGCACACTTAGAACTGCAAGGTTTCGAGATGTCACGTGGTCAAGTGTGTATGGATGGTATGAGTAAATCACACTTTGACAGGTTCGAGATGGTTCTGTCTGGGCACTTCCATGCCAAGTCTAGTATGGACAACATTCATTACTTGGGTAGTCAGATGGAGTTCTTCTGGAATGACTGTGACGATCCCAAACACTTCCATATCCTTGATACCGAAACAAGAGAGATTACACCAGTCCAGAATCCTCTGCGTATCTACGAGAAGATTTACTACGATCACGAGAAGATGAATAAGTTCAAAGACCTCAAGTATCTGGACAACAAGTTCGTCAAGATCATTGTGGTGAACAAGGGCGACCCCTATGAGTTTGAACGATTTGTGGATCGTGTACAGGCGCAGAAGATTCACGAACTCAAGATTGCCGAGGACTTTGCGGAGTTCATCGGTTCTAATGTGGGTGATGACAACATATCGGTTGACGATACAGAGACTCTGGTATACGACTATATTGACAATGTTAATACAGACCTAGATAAAGATCGTATCAAGGTAGAGGTGTCTCACTTGATGAAAGAAGCACAGAGTATGGAGATCGTATAATGGGTGACGGTGGTAAGGGTGATACCCCAAGACCAATTCCTGATAGAAAGCAGTATGAGAATAACTGGGATGCTATCTTTGGTAAGAACCAGAAACACAAACAACAGGACATGACCGAACTGAACGGTGACGGTAACCGTGATCGTAATGAGGATGGTGAGGAAGAGTTGATGGAGTTTCATGGTATCCCTACCAAGAAGAGTATTCAGAAACTAAAGGAAAAGTTTAATACTTGGGAACACTACTGTACAGCAGAGGCAAGTACCATGAGGATCGGCAAGGATGAAGAATGTAACTGGTGCGGTATGACCGAAAAATAAACTTGACATTATATGATGAGAGTGGTATTATAACCCAATGATAAATTTTAAGAAACTCCGTTTTAAGAATTTTCTTTCAACCGGCAACAATTTCACAGAAATTAATTTCGATGAGACTCCGACTACCCTAGTGGTAGGACATAACGGTGCAGGCAAGTCCACTATGTTGGATGCCCTGTCCTTTGGTCTATTTGGGAAACCCCATCGGAAAATTTCTAAGGGTCAGTTAGTCAACACTATCAATGGTAAGGGAACTATCGTTGAGGTTGAGTTTGAGATTGGTAAACAGAAGTACAAGGTTGTACGTGGTATCAAACCTAATAAGTTTGAGATATGGGTCAATGGTAATATGATCAATCAAGACTCCCATGCCAAAGAGTACCAGTCGATGTTGGAAAAGAACATCATCAAACTGAATCACAAATCGTTCCACCAGATTGTCGTACTGGGATCATCATCCTTTGTACCATTCATGCAGTTAGCAGGTGGGTCTAGACGTGAAGTGATTGAGGACTTACTTGACATCAATATGTTCTCTAAGATGAACGGACTGCTCAAGGAGAAACAGTCTCTACTCAAGGAAGCAATACAGACCAATGGTCACAGTTTGAATCTGGTTGATACCAAGATCAATGCACAGAAGAAGTATCTGCGTGATCTGAGTGAGATCACTGCCTACCAGAAGAACGAGAAACTGGCGAACATCAAGAATCTACAAGGTGACATCCGTGAACTCAATGAGGCGAACTCCAAGGTCAGTATAGATGTCGCAGAGTCTAAGTTGGTCACGACTGAGATTGTTTCTAATCAGAAAAAACTCCAAGAACTAAATGACTTTGCCGCTGGGTTTCGTGCCCAACAGAAGGATGTGGTCAAACAGGCAAAGTTCTTTGAAGAGAATGACAAGTGTCCTACCTGTGATCAAGAGATTGATCGTAAGTTGAAAGAGTATCATCTGAGTAAGTGTAAGACCAAGGCGGGTACTATTGCAAACGCACTGGATATGCATAAGGTTCAGTCTGATTCTTTGAATGAAGTCATCGAAGGACTCAATCGACAACAGGATCACATTCGCAACTGGCAGTCTAAGGTTGATGCAAACAACCAAGAGATCATGCAGATCAATAGACAGATCGACAAACTGAATGATGAGATTTCTCGTATTGACAATGAGAGTGGTGATCTGTCGGAGGCAAACTCTGCACTAGAAGAATTGCGTAAGAAGAAAGAAGAGTTGCAAGAGACCAAGTACAAATATGCCGAACAACATTCTTATAACCAAGTGTATGCAGAGTTACTCAAAGACACTGGTATCAAGACCAAGATCATTAAACAATACTTGCCTGTCATCAATCAGTTGACCAACAAGTACCTACAGATTCTAGACTTCTTTGTACACTTTGATCTGGATGAGAGTTTCCAAGAGACTATCCGATCCAGACATCGTGACAACTTTTCGTATGACTCATTCTCTGAGGGTGAGAAACAACGGATTGACCTGTCCCTACTATTTACGTGGAGACAGATTGCAAAGATGAAGAACAGTGTGGCGACTAATCTACTAGTCCTTGATGAGACATTCGACTCGTCTCTGGATGAAGAGGGTATTGAGAACCTCATGAAGATTATCTCTACGCTAGGTGAGGATACAAATGTGTTTGTTATCTCTCACAAGAGTGAACTCGAAGATGCTCAATTCCATCGTAAGATTGAGTTCGTGAAAGAAAAGAACTTTAGTAAAATTAAGTCTTGACTTTAAGTGAAACGTGTGTTATCATACCCTTTATAAATTACAAAACTGAGAGGAATACATTATGGAATTATCCGATACAACTTTGCAAGTTCTCAAGAACTATGCTACAATTAACCCCAACATTGTTATCACTGAAGGTAGCACTGTTAAGACCATTTCTGTTGCAAGGAATGTTCTATCCAAGGCGGAACTCACTGAAGAGTTTCCCGCATCATTTGGTATCTATGACCTGACAGAGTTTCTAAACGTACTGTCATTGGTTGACTCACCACGACTCAAGTTCGAGAAGGACTATGTGACTGTCGGTGACTCTACTGGTCGTTCATCGGTGAAGTACTTCTTCTCTGATCCAGAGATGTTGACCTCGCCAGGCAAGGACATCAATATGCCAGATGCGGAAGTTAAGTTTACCCTAGATACTGATACATTGGGTAAAGTAAAACGTGCCGCTGCCGCACTAGGACATGATGAGATTTCTATCTCACCAACCACTGGTGCAATTCGACTATCAGTTATTGATAGTAAAGATGCAACGAGTAATGCATTCTCTATTGATGTAGAGGGTGAGTATCCAGAAGGAGTTGATTTCAACTTCATTATGAATGTGAGTAACCTAAAGGTTATCAATGAAGACTTTGCGGTGGGTATATCTAGTAAGTTAATCTCACAGTTTAAGTCTACCCAATCAGCGATTGAATATTTCATCGCACTTGAAAAATCATCTACATACGGAGCATAATAGAGATGGCAAAACCAAATAAAGCAGAACGAGACCACACCTCCATGTACGAACTGGGTAACCGAGTTGCTCGTTCTACAGTCGCAGTAGTTGATACTGTTGTACAACGTGGTGGTTTTAAAGGGGAAGAACTCTCCACCATTGGTCAGTTAAGAGACCAAGCAGTCCAGATCATCCAACTCTGTGAAGAGTATCAGTCTGAACAGTCTGTTGATTAAGACTTTGGGGGGTGTTAATTCACCCCCTTTTTTTCTTGACTTTTTGTTTCATATGTTGTACAATGTACACTATTAGAAACACTTTTACTTTTATTATGGAGACTATATGTCTAACGAATTCCTCTGGGTCGAGAAGTATCGCCCCCGATTAGTCGGTACAACCGTACTACCCCAAGACCTGAAAGATACATTCCAGAAGATTGTAGACTCAGGTGAAATCCCTAACATGATGTTCACTGGTACTGCGGGTCTAGGTAAGACCACAGTCGCACGTGCTATCTGTGATGAACTTGGTCTTGACTATATTGTCATCAACGGTTCGGAAGAAGGGAACATCGATACCCTACGTGGGAAGATCAAACAGTTCGCCTCATCAGTTTCTCTCTCAGGTGGTTACAAAGTCGTAATACTTGATGAGGCGGACTACCTTAATGCACAATCCACCCAACCCGCATTGCGTGGATTCATCGAAGAGTTCTCTCAGAACTGTCGATTCATTCTGACCTGTAATTTCAAGAACAAGGTCATCGAACCTCTACACTCCCGATGTGGTGTGTACGAGTTCAACACATCCAAGAAACAAATGGCACAACTCTGTGGTGAGTTTATGACTCGACTACAGATCATCCTAGATGGTGAAAGTGTCAAGTATAACAATGATGTGATTGCGGGACTGATCGGTAAGTATGCGCCGGATTGGAGACGTGTACTCAACGAGGCACAAAGATATTCTATCTCTGGTAAGTTGGAAACTTCATCACTCATTAATGATAGTAATGGTAACTATAGTAGTCTTTTCCAATCATTAAAGAGTAAGGACTTCAAGAAGATGCGGTCATGGGTCGTGAACAACATGGACACCGAACCCGCTGCTATCTTTCGTGGCATCTATGATGCAATGGAAGGAAAGGTACAACCTCAATCCATTCCGCAACTGGTGTTGATCCTTGCTGATTATCAATACAAGAATGCGTTTGTCGCAGACCATGAACTAAACCTTGTTGCTTGTCTGACCGAATGTATGGCGAACGTGGAGTTTGTATAAATATGACCATGCCCGATGAACGCAGACAAGCAGTAGAACGCACCGAGAAGTTTCTGATTGACTTGTTGAACCCCAAGGTAACTCCAAGAGTTCCTAGTGAGGTTCGTAAACGAGCATATCAATGTCTCAAGCATTTCCCACGAGAGTGTGATGATGAGTAAGTGGTGGAGAATCTGGGCAAAGAGTCTAGGTGAGAAAGTCGGAGAAACCGACAAGCAAGCAAACACAGTTGCGGTCATTCGTACTGTGTGGTGGGTAACCCACATGGCAACGTGTTGGTTCATTATATTAAACGCAATTGCCAATCACGGTTGGCACCTAATAGGATTATAGTATGGATTATCAAACAGATGTAGAAACTTTTATGATGTCGGGGGAACAGGAGTTTCCTGACTTTGGGGGACTTGAATCTGATCAAGCACAACTCTACATGAACCTAATCAGTGAGGAGTATATTGAGACACTCCAAGCATTCAAAAACAAAGACATTGTAGAAGTCGCAGATGGTCTTGCC